TTTATTGATTCTACGTGATCAATAAATCCCTTTCCCCAGTTTTCTGCTACACAGTATTGATATGTTTTTGCCATAGTTGTCCTCCTTAATCACTTGTTGTTGTTACTGTTTGTGTTACTAAACCTGTTCCGTACCATTCTTCGGTTCCAGCATCCGAATATCCTGCTGGAGTTTGTCCACTTGTAGTTAACGCAGCAGTTGGTGTTCCTGCTCCACCGTTACCTACTTTAGCCGTATTCATAGTATTTTCATTACTCCAATTAGTTCCATTCCAAGATTCTGTTTGAGCACCAATTGCAGCTGCTGGAGTTTCACCTCCAAAAACTAAAGCGTCTGTTTGTGTTCCTACTCCACTCAATGTATCTTGAATAGCAATATTCAAATCATTTACTTCAGTCCAACTTGATCCATTCCAAGACTCTGTTTTAGCAATTGCAGGTTCAGACGGATTTTCTCCACCAAACGCTAATGCAGAAGTATTACTAGCTCCACATCCTGTTAGAGAAAATCTTTCTGTATTTAAATTATTTACCTCAGTCCAGCTAGTTCCATTCCAAGATTCTGAGTCAAGACTTCTCTCTCCATCATAACCTCCAGCTACTATTGCTGAAGTTTGTGTTCCTGCACGAGACATATAATTTCTAGCTGTATTTAAATTGTTTACTTCTGTCCAAACTGATCCGTTCCATTTCTCTGTATTATTAACTTGACCTCCAGGACCAGCCCCTCCTGCTGCCAAACCAGCGGTAGCAGTTCCTGATGCAGAAACTTGCTGTCTTGCAGTATTTAAATCATTTACTTCAACCCAACTAGTACCATTATAAAATTCACATATGGCTACTTTAGTAGAGCCAGGTTGTGTTTCTCCACTTACTGCAATTGCACTTGTTTGAGTGCTACCCATACCTCCTGCATATTCTCTAGCTGTATTTACATTAGCACCAGTAATCCATGCTCCAACTGCAACATCTGCGTTCCATGCTTCTGAATCAGTTGGAGTTTGAGGGCTTGTAGAAGTTCCACCACTACTTGCTAGAGCTTTTGTTGATGTGCCAGCTGGTGCAGCTGTATTTCTTGCAACAGCTAAATCATTTTGTTCTGACCAACTAGTTCCATTCCATAATTCTGTTTGACCTGTTCTATTAGGGTTTACTCCACCAAAACCTAAAGCTGCTGTTTGAGTTCCAGCGCCAGAAAGAGTGTGTCTACCATTATTTAGACCATTAAGTTCAGTCCAGCTTGAACCATTCCAAGATTCTGTTTTTATAAGAAAAGCAGTTCCTGGATCTTCTCCACCAAAGACTAAACCAGCTGTTACTATTCCTGCACCTGCAGCTTGCATTCTTGCAGTATTTAAGTCGTTGACTTCAGTCCAACTACTACCGTTCCATGATTCTGTATTTCCTACTTTTGCAGTTCCTGTATTTCCAGCTGAAGCTAAAGCTGATGTGTTACTAGCACCAAATCCTGCAACATAATACCTTGCAGTGTTCATATCATTTACTTCTGTCCAGTTAGTTCCATCCCATGATTCTGTTTTAGCTGTAGGAGAACCATCATAACCACCAAAACCTAAACCTGAAGTATATGTTCCAGCATTTCCAGATGAAATTTGCCTACCTGTATTTAAATTATTTACCTCTGTCCATGCACTACCATTCCACAATTCTGTATCTGCTGATAAAGAAGGAGCAGGTGTTTCTCCACCAAACATTATAGCTGCAGTTTGTATGCCTGCTCCACCAGGTAAACTTCTACCTGTATTTACAGGCGCAACAGCTGACCATGCACTACCTGCAAACTGTCTTCTGTATCGATATTCGTTTTCTGTGGTGTTATACCAAAGTTGACCTGCTAATGGATTATCTGGATCACCAGCTACATCCACGACGGATGTCCCGACAAGATCTTTATACTTAGCCATGATTATTTATTCTTTAGCAGCCAGCCTTGTGTAGAGTCTGTATATACTAAAGTGTTTCCTGCCCTTTCTGTTGAAACTGTCAAATCTGCTGTCGAACCTGCAATTTTCTCTGAACCATTTGCTGCTATCGTAAATGTGTTAGAATCAAAAGTTCCAGCATAGTCAATGAATACAACTTCATCTCCAATGCTTCCTGCAGGTAAATTCATTGTTATTGCACCACTTGTAGTATTTACAAAATAACCTTCACCAGCAGCCGCTGTAAAGGTAGAAGTTTTTACTGCTTGCCATGAAGTACCACCTGATACTTCAGCAAAAGATAATTGACCAACTGCTGTTGTGCCTGAACCTGTAATACTAGCTACTTTTAAAAATCTGTCTGCTGTTACATTTCCAGTGGGAAATTTAAGTTCATAGCTCTGAGATGCGCTATGTGGAGGTGACGTAAGTTTAATCCCGTGGCTGTTGTTTTCACAATTTAATTGAATTGAACCTGGATTTGTTGCACCCATGGCTTCAATAAGACCAGTTCCTTTTGGTCTTAAACGTAAGTTAAGATTTGAATCATCTCCAACTGCACCAATTTGTGCACCAGCACCTGTTGCTGCATTTGTAATATCTATATGATTTACGGCAGAACTAGTTGTTTCAAAAATTAATTGTTCTGCTCCATTTTCATCTCTGATACCGTGAGCATCATCAAAGTCAATCATGAAAGAGTTTGTATCTAAGTTACCACCTAATTGTGGTGTAGTGTCATCAACAAGATCACTTGCTAGTGATATTGTAGAAATATTTGGATTAGTTCCATCATCTGCTTTTGCATAAGCAATTACAGTTTTACCATTTGTAACTGTAGCAGAAGTTCCTGTACCTGTTACATATTTAAATACAACGTTCTGTGAACCTGATGTAGCATTTTTTAAAAAATAAAAATTTTGTACATCTAAAGGTATTGTAACATTTCTAGATGCTGTAAGTGATCCTGTAAATTCTATAATTCTGTGTGAAAGAGTTGCACCAGTTGATCCGTCTGAAACTGATAATGTAGTATCTCCAGAATCAGAGACAGCTTGAGTTGTATAACCACCAGATATTTGTTCGATGATTTGTAAATTAGTATTAGTTTTTGTACCCCAAGTTCCAGCGTTTTCACCAGTTGCTTGAAGTTCTACACCTAAAGGCGTGTAACTTGATGCCATATTTTTTTCTCCTATGCAGCGTCACTATAACTTGTATTTGATCCAGTTGCAACATCCGAATATGTATCGTTCGAACCCGTTGAAACGTTGTTATACGATGTATTAGAGCCGGTGTCAACATCCCCATAAGCAAAGATATCTACAGCTCCAATACTTGTAGTTATAGATTGACCAGTTAATCCAACAATAATATCAGTTAAACTTATAGATCCAACACTAGCACTAAAAGATTGACCGGTTAATCCTAGACCTTCTTCTATTGTCAACGATCCTACACTAGATGTCATCGTTAGAGCTGTGGGTTGAGCAACAGCACTACCTAATCCAATAATAGTTCCTTGACTAAATGTTGCCTCTAATCCAGATGGTTGAACTACATCATTTGGTATTACTACAGTTCCAAGACTAGCTGTAAATTCTATGCCTGTTAAAGATGCTTCTGTTGTAGAAGAGGCAGTTGCAGTTCCTTGTGATAGTGTCATAGACACACCAGAGAGAATTGCTGTTTCGTTTGGTGCTTTTGCAGTTCCTTGAGTTAAAGTTAAATCTTGACCTGTCAATCCAACAGTCATGTCATTAACTGTTACAGAACCAATAGCTGATGTTGTTGATTGACCTGTTAAGCCAACTTGCATATCAACCACGGACACTGAACCAACCGAGGATGTAATAGATAATGTATCGTCTATAACAACAGGAACAAAAGCTTCGCCTTGTGAAGTTGTAATTTCAAAACTTGTAGGTGTAATTATTTGATCAGGTACATCAACCGAACCAACGTTAGATGTAATAGATAAGCCTGTTGGAAATATTGTTGCATCTTTAAGTTCGCCCCACTCACCATCGTTCCAAGCTTGTGCACCCCAACCAGTTTTTAAAGTTATGGCTTCATTCCAATTAGCTTGGCCCCAGGTGAACCTGCCCCATCCTGAAGTTGTCGACATGGTCGACCTCCTATGCTAATCTGATTATTGCGGCTGTCGCGTCGTTTGTAGGAAACTCTATTTTAAAAGTTCCATTACTTGCTGTTTTGTCACCACCAAAAGCTATAATTGCTACAGCATCAGTTGTTCCTGAACCACCATCTGTTGTAGTATTATAAATCATTGCTCCATTTGCAGTGAAAGAAGCTGAAGTGTATGTTACGTCACCAAAATCTGTGAAAGCAGTTGTGCCAGTTAATCCAACTCCAGTATTTGTTAGGGTTGCACCACCTGCAGTGTAAGCAGTTCCAGACGTATTTGTAATTTCATTTGAAGTAGAATAATCTGTTGTTGCTGCACCTAAAGATGCAGAACTTGTAAACAAAGCTAATTTAAAAGTGTGACCACCTGAAGATTCAAAACTGTGTTTACCTTGTAAAAGCTCTTGTTTAAAACTTGAACATATCGCCGATGTTATTGCCATAATTTATCTCCTATGGGTTTGCTGAGTTTACTGGAATACGAACAGCACCATCAGTGTAGTCATCTCTTCGTCTTCTGCCAACTTGTTCATTAGCAAACTTCTGTACTTCTTGTTTATATTTATTTTCATAAAGTGTCAACATATCTATTGGACCTTTTAAAAAGCCATATGCCTCTGATAAACAACAATATAATAGCCCATTTGGAAAATTCATACTAATATAATTAGTATCATCATTTTCTAATAATGCTGGTGCTTTGTTAAAATGTATTCTAAATCTATAGGTTGTGTTTGGAGTTGGAGACAAGAATATTCTACCTGATGTAGTATCAGACTCTCCAGTTGCACCACCAAACATTGCATAATATTTAGGTTGACCTTGCGCAGCTGATGTTCCTGTTACGTCTTGATACTCTTGAAGGTAAGACATGTCTTTTTTCTCTAGCCATCTGTTAGCTCCTGTAATTTCAGATCCTGCAGTATCATATACTTGTATACCTCTAACAAATACACATCCTGCTGGTGCGTTAATAGATTCTTGTCCAGCAACAAAATTACCTAGTTGTTGTTTTCTATCTGCATCAATTGGCACATCTCTAAAAATTCTATATTGTGCATTTAAAATTATATTTTCTAAAACAGAGTCTGATAAAACATTAGAGTCTGTTTCAGTGTAACTTCTTATTTGTGTTTTTAATCCCGATGCACTTAATCCAGCCATTATACTGCTGCCTCTCTACAAATAGGACAACTTTTTTTGTATCTTTTATGTGTTCCACATTTTATAGATTTTCCATCTTTGTCTGTGTATTCGTTAACCACTGGTTTTACCTCTTCATATAAAGTAAGATGTGGGTCTTGTTTTTCTGGTACAAATATATTTTTTAT